CCTCTTTCACGCGCGTTCTTTTAATAGAAATGGTAATATAGTAGCTGAAGTACTCTATATTATTAGAGCTATTTTATACAGTGAACAGACTGACTTAATGTCGGAAATTGACACATTTTAATACAGTGTGCACAAGCTAGAAGCATTATTTTGGGCTGACGAGGAAAAGAAAACAACCAACATCACATTTTTATATATGCTTAGGTTACAAGCAGTGTAACCAATATATTTTGTTAATGCATAGATTAGCCTTATGCTAATCAATAAATTTTAGCAGTTCTGTCTTAGTACGATAATTAAGACGACAGTACGTTTCAGACTATAAATTTTAGCAGTAATCAGCAGATGAGATGTCACAACTAGAAACAAATCCGTTAACAAATCCCACGGTTCAATCAACATTGCCAAAACAAATAATGAATACCAAACCATCATTAGGTATTATCGATTTCGTAGAAGGATTAAGTTATCACGATAAAAGCACTGAGATCAAATTTGATCAAATGGATTGGGTTAAAATAGCAGCTAAGAATAAATATGTAGCATCACCTATCTGGAATATTACATCTACAGATAGTTGGTATACAAGAGAAATCAACCCTCAGTTTATTTTTACACTATCACAAATCTCAAGAACGATTCAGACTTTTTTCGCTTATGATGCGTTATTAGTTTCTATTCAACCAACAATACATGCCTTTTTTCAAGGTTTGACAAAATTCGCTTTTGATCCATCACCATCAGAGGATTATTATTCACGAATTTTAGGATATGATATTGATGATGCAGCATTTACACAGTTCATTACATTTGATATGACACCAAAAACAAGAGACAGGAAAGATATGTTAATTCCATTTTTAACACCTTTTGCCTATATAACGAGACAACCGTTAGGATTAGACAATGGAAATTTAGACACAGAATTATATCTTTATAACTATCCTATGGGTAGAATATTGTCGAGAGTTTTTAGTCCCTTAACAACTAAAGGAACAAATGTAGCTGTACAGATGCACGTATCAGCACAAGTCATCAATCTAAGAACAGAAGGTATGAATTTCGGAGAACCTAATACATCAACATTTCAATAATGGAGTTTACATCAGACACAGGCGAGAAAATCCCAGACAGCTTTCAATCCAGTAAGAACGGGTGGAATGCAATTCCACCACCAAATTTCGCAGGACAAAGTGCACCATCGCAATTTAATTTTTATGACGGCAGTTCAAATACATCGAAGGATATTGAAGAAAATCAAAGTATTGCAGGAGAACAAGAAACTTTAGAAAGTTCCTCAAGTTTTTCTGGTTTTGACTATAATTCATTGACAGGAATAGCATTTGGAGAATTTAACAGCAGGATTATGGATTCGTTTTCACAAACGCAATTTACAAATGCAGTACAAGGAAGAGGCCCATTAGGATCTAGTTTCAATGCAGAAAGAACAGCACAACAAACATTGACAAATCAGCATGCAGCGACAGCCGTAGCGAGTTTAGCAATGTCAGCAGGCGGTCTTTTCGGACCAGAAGGATTAGCAGTTGGCTTAGTAGCAGGAGCAGCAATTGATTACGCAACTAGTCAAGGAGCTTTTGATGCAAGCCCAGAACCAGTAAATACCAACTAAAGATGCAAGTAGATCCAACAACACAACCGTTACCCCCTATGGGGCAAACCACCACGCCAACACCCTTGTCGGTAGAAGGAATTATGTCACACAATATCGAGCCGGATAATTTAGTTACCCAGTCAATACCAGCAATGACACAAAATAACTCATTGTACTATGGAAAATATAGTATAGATAGAGATCAACCTACGGGAGCTAAGTTTTTCGAATATAATTTGGAATATCCTTTAGGAGTTACAGACAATTTGTATTATCAACAGCCAGATAATTTAGGAAATTTTAGAATGAATTTAACCTGGGCATTGTTACCAGTTTATTTTTCAAGATCCTGTAAAGTTGATTTTATCCAAGTACATCAACCAATCAAAGTATCAGATTGTTGCGTCAGTTTTGACGTAATCAGTAGATATAGCGGCAAAGCGAATACAAATTACAACACAGACGCTTTTGCAAATGACACACAACAAGCTATGTTTGATGACACGGATGATCATTTTACCAGTCTAGTCCCATCATATTGGGCTACATCTTGTGTACCTACCAGGTATACTAGATATCTGAACAATTATCAGCCAGCTTTTATTCCGAAGACAGTTCAGAGTTTCTTCATTAGATCACCTTATGTGAATAATGCATTACAGCCAGATTCTTTTGACGTATTAGTTTATCTGATACCGATAATTAGCCTTTCGTCAACAATGGTTTCACCAACCAGAGTTACACGAACGATTCCAACAATAGACAATTTTATCCCATTGCCATACGTATTTAACAGACAACAAGTTTAAAAATGAACAGTTTAATCAGTCAGCCATCGTTACAAAAACCCACGGATGTTATTAAACAGTTAGATATGCAACCAGCTCAGAGCATGGTTATTATTGGAGATGCAGATTTCAAGAAATTTGTACCATCAGGATGGAAAGTAACAGTAGATTTACCTCTAGCAAGAACAACTAATAGAGCAATCTTTGCAATTAACATCGATGGATTTCAGCCTTATTGGAATTTAGCAGATGGTTTCTATCCGAATGCGCTTAAAAATCTAGCGCCAGTACAAGCTTTTGGACATTCACTTGATTATGTACACATACAACATGAACAAGTAACATTACCAATTATGACTATGTATTATTCACATCGAGCTTTTGCAGGAAATGTAAAAGTGGGTATGAGAGTTCAATCAAATACGACATAATCGGGATCATTTATGGTCACACAAGC